TACGAAATTTGCGGATTTACCCCAGGTGGAAGGCCAATTCAAAAGAATTTCGATTACAGTTGTAAGCAATGTGAGTACAAGATTTATATTTACAGGATTACGCAGATTAACATTGATGGGGTCGTAACAGAGTTACCTTGGCACCAAGTTAAGCATAGAGCATTGGAATTAGGGCAGGAAACAGTCCCCGAAATTTATTATGGGAAAGCGAATGATTGGTTCGATGAAATTTGCGCTTGGTCTGAAGACAGATGGAAGGATGAATTTTTTAACAAATTAAGAGAAACTTATGTTTGCGATCAGGACTCTCAATTTTGCCGGTCGATTGTCCCAGAAGAGGGTGTTGTCGTTCGGCTTGAATTAGGTGACGGAATTGAGAATCTAAAATTGAAAAGTTTTCGCTTTTTATTGGCCGAATCAAATCAACTTGACAGTGGCGAATGTGATATGGAAAGTGAAGAATCTTTTGAGGAGGCAACATAAAATGAAAGAACTAAACCAAGTTAAAGAAATAGTTAAAAATGCCGAATTGATGAACCTAAAAGAGACTCTACAGAAAGCCGAAGAAAACCTTCCGATGTTAATTGAGCATTATAATTATATGGCGAAACTTTGGATGGCGAAATACAATGCCCTAATTAGTGTTGGGTTCACTGAAGAACAAAGCATTAGGATGTGTATGGTTCCTGAACATTATCAGAGGAGGGAAGAATAGTGTTTAACATCGGTGATAAAGTCGAAATTTTAAGGAAAGATATATTCCATTTGAAAAATGTTAAACGCCCAATTTATGGGTTTGTCCAAAATGTAGATGGTGATTATATTGATGTAATGCCAGAAGGCGTTGACTGGATTATAGAACTATATCCTAATGAAATTAAAGAGGCAGAATAATGGCATACGCTGATTATAGATTATGTGATATTTGTGGTGGGAAAGCATTTTATGATGCTAATTTGAATTATGAATTTAGTACCCAGAAAGAACCGATCCCGGTAGAAGAACTTATAACAGGTAAAAGTTATGGACTTGACAGATTAGGTGATTGGGTAGTGATTTGCCTTGATTGTGCTAAAACTCATAAATGTATTATTGTCGAGAAATGAATAATGACTTCGATGTACTGGCTTATTTGAACGATCATCCAGATATAGAATGGAATAAATCTGGAAAGAATATCGGAAAGTTAGTTGGGTTGAAAAGTTGTTTTTGGTGCGGGGATGATGCTTATCATTTAGGGATTTCGATAAGCCCTACTCAATTCCTTTCATGTTGGAAGTGTGGCTATCACAGTATAACAGATTTTTTAGTCAAAACAGAAGGCTCATATCATAAAGCTAAAGAAATCCTCAATAGATATAAATTAAATCCATCTGATATTCTGGAAGAAATTCAAGAATTAGAAAATGAAGAAGAACACCAGAACACTAAATTAATTTTACCTAAATCATTTACTTCTGTTCTTCCGCAAATAGCGAAGGATTATTTAAAGAAGCGCAGGTACTCATATCTCGAAATTCAGAAAAAATATGACGTGATGTGGAGCGGGGAATTTGGCCGCGCCTCTTGGAGAGTCATCTTTCCTGTTTACATGGATAACAAGTTAGTAAATTGGATAGGGCGAGACGTAAGTGAAAGCCCAAGAGCACTACCTTATATTTTCGCCTTAGACAGCGAAGCCGTGGTGAAACGTGCTGGCTTAATTTTTAACTACGACAGCATCAAGGAGGGTGGATCAGTAATAATCACCGAAGGCGTAATGGATGCTTGTAGAGTTGATGGGGTGGCACTCTTGTCGGTGAATTTTACCAAAATGCAGCTCATTGCCTTGAAGCAAAAGAAATTAAAAACCGCCTATTTGGCCATGGACAACGATGAACCAGGCAGAAGGGCACAGAAAAAACTTGAAGGTTCAATGAGTTCTTTTGTTGCAAATGTTTTTAATGTTGAGTATAATACGCATGATTTAGATGGGCTGGGTGACGATGAAGTTAGAGAGCTAAAACGAATGATAGCATAGGAGGACGATATGTGGCATATTTATTACGATGTGTACCAATCCTATAGAGACAACGACAATTACGCGTCATCTAGTATAATTTATTCAAGCTACGTGACTGGAGACACCGTTGGTAAAGCAAAAGATAACCTGATCAAAAAGCTTGGAGAGAACAGTTATCTTGAATCAGTCGTCTCTACATATGCAGAGGGATTAGGCAGTTACGATAATTGTTATAATGTTGAGATTAATGACGTAATTTTTGTCAAAGACCGCATTGATTTATCGTTTTCTGATATTGAGCAGTTTAAAAAAATGGTAGAAAGCAGGCAACTCGAATTGGAAAGCCTTAATAAAAAGAAAGTAGAGATAGATAGGAAAAAGAAAGAGGCGGAAGAGAAGTTACAATTAGCGATTCTAAAAGAAAAATACGAGAATTAAAAGAACGATCGCATAGGTGACGATATGTTTATGTCAATGTTCATGCCCGAAAAAGACAATAGGAGGGTAGTCTTGGGGCGGCTTAGGGGTGGCAATCTAAATCTTGCGGGTGTTTTCTCAGGAATTAGCTAAACAGAGAACAAAACATCACCGGCAAGTGTTATCCAATTATCAGTTACGAAGAAATAAATAATGAAATGGGGGATTAGGGGACAAAATGTACAATAAACTAAAAGAATTAGGCGAAAGGTACAAAATGAGGGGCGTAGTGAAGACGCCGTTATTGTGTTTTCTGCTATGGTAAAATTTTGTGAATCTCCTAAACCAAAATATGAAAAATTGGCTACTGTTGATGGGGTTTTAGTTCACCAACAATGGTATAGTTAACTATGACTAAATTAAAACGGCTGATTAGATATATTCGACGGGCTTACGTTAAAATTAGATATGGGGAATTGACAGAGCATGTTATGGCGACCGCTGGTGATAATGTTCCAGCAGAGATTGAATACAGAGATAAGAAAGGTAGAGCAATTGGATTTTGGGCTTATGGATATTTCCATCCAGATCTCCCGTATCAAGGATAAATCATGAAGCTTAAAATTGTTTATTATAATGGGCATGTTAATATAGATTCTGACGACTTTGCTTATTCACTGATTTTCAATATGTATAAAACGGGTCACGGAGTTGGATTACAATTAAACGACGAGGAAGATAGGCAGTGGGTTGGTAGAATGTGTTATGAACTTTCAGAAGTAATTTTAAAATACAGCGGAGATGAGAAGGAGATTAAATGCGCGTAAAAATAGGGAAATGCAAAAATTTCATTGGGTGCTATCAAATAGCGGAAATATTATGTTTCTGGGCTAAAAAAGACAAGGATGGAGAAAAGCCCGATTATGTTCACGATTTTGGAACATGGTTATCGGAAACTAAAACAGGTGAAGATTCGCGGCTTACGAAATTCTGTGAATGGATATACTCCAAACGCAAACGCAATATTAAAATTCACGATTACGACATTTGGAATTTTGACAGCACCCTTGCTATTTTAATACTTCCCGGTCTTAAAATGATTAAGGAAGATAAGCACGGTGCTCCATTTGTTGATGACGAAGATGTACCAGATGAATTAAAATCAACCAATGCCCCTCTGAAAGAAAATGAACATGATACTGATTCGTTATGGTTCCAGAGATGGGATTGGGTATTAGATGAAATGATTTGGAGTTTTACCAATTTGCAACCAGATTCTGACTGGGAGAGTCAATTCCATTCAGGGGTGAGTGATTTTAAATTTGAAAAATGTAAAGATAATTCTGGTATGTCAGAAATGGTCAGAGGAGAAAACGATACCCATGTTTTTAATTCAGTAGGGTACAAAATTTACGCTGATAGGATTCAGAATGGGTGTAGGCTTATGGGAAAGTATTTTCAAAATTTATGGACTTGAAAATAATTTAATACGGGCGAATGTTCCAAGGTTGGCGAATTGGACTCCAAATCCGATTGGGAAGGTCCGATTCCTTCCGCTCGTGCCACAAATCAAATCTTAAGGAGAACTAATTTGCTCGAAAACAAGAAAATTAAAACATTCGTATATCGTTGTGATAAATGTGAATATGCCGAAGAACATGAGATGCCCCTAAAGTGCGAATGCGGGTGCGAGTCCGAAGATGATTTCTCTTGCCCCGAATGCGAATCAGAAAGTTCATTTTCTTTATCTTGCCTTACATTTGGTGGATGTCCATTCAATGACGCCGGTGAAGAAGGTATGGACGAAGATACTAAAGGCTGGATTGAGAACTAAAGGAAACTAATATGAATAACCCAGAATACAAAATCACCCCAATCGCCTTTTCTATTCATCTTAAAGGAGTTAACCCAATTTTCGGTGAAGGGGTAACGCATGTTCAGATAGAAGATGAAGCGGCAGGCCCGTTTATTCTTCTATCTCAAGATGGCAGCGAAAGTATCCGGTTGGATATTGAAGAATTAGAGAAGGTGCTTGAGGTCTCAAGGCTATTGATTAAAGAATTTGAAGAAGGGGAATAATGAAAATTAAACCTTGCCCGTTCTGTGGGGAAAGTAATGCGATAATCTGCACCAGTGATTACTTAGGGACGACTGTTTATCATGTATCGTGCAGGACGAGAGGTTGCGCTGGTGTAATTTTCTGCTTAGGGTTCGGATTATTCAATTCAGAAAAGGAAGCAATTACGGCTTGGAATACAAGGGCAAACGATGACGCTTTGCTATCCCTCGTGGACGGATGTTATGAGATTATTGAAGTATGGAAAGCAGAAACACCATTACGAATAAAGTGGAAGAAAAATTGGCTTAAAAAAGCAAGAGAATTAGGTGCTGAACCGATGGTGTAAAATAAATCCCGCACTGAGTTAAATAGCGTTACATTTTATAAGTGTTGCGCTATTTTTGTTTGACATTTAGATTGATAATTATTATAGTGAAGAAGTAGTTAACAATTAATCAACATCAAAGGATAATAAAATGAACGAAACAGACAAGCTCCACATCCTACATGCAGCAAGAATTATCAGTAATTATGCCGAATCACTTTATGATTGCAATACTTTCGAAGGGGAGTGGGATGATCGAGAATCCGAGATTGAGTATCAAGAACACTGTCGTATCGTAAAAGAAATTAGACGTATTGCGGGGTGGGATTAATGAAATGGATTAGCGTAAAAGATGGATTACCAGAAATCCCAAAGGGCAAATATGGCGTTCAGGTTTTAATAGCTGAATTTGATCCTGTTTTCGAGGAATGCAATTCAGGTGGTGGTTATTCTATCCATGAATCTTTTTATGGTTCTACATTTGATCGGGATGGTAAAAAGAAACAGATGTTTAAAAATTCAGAATTAGATTTTGAATTTCAAGAATTGTATTATGGTAATTTTAAAGACAAATGTATAGAGCGTGGCCCAACCGATGATGAAGTAACACACTGGATGTATTTACCAGATCCACCAGAGAGGAATTGAAATGAAAAGCACAATTAAATTAGCCGCTGACTATTTTAGAATTCACGCTAAAATGATCAAGGAAGAATGGTTCGAGAAGGGGAAGTGGAAGGATAAAGAAGCGAAGAAAGATTATGAAGTCCATAAGATTATGGAAAAGGATCTCGAAGAGATAGAAAAGTCCGAAGGATACTCGCTTAAAACCAGAAGAAAAAAGGTGTATATGTACAAATGCGATACATGTACGGCCTTTTATTCGACTGAAACAAAGATGAAATGCACTTGTGAAAAGTGCGATCCTGATGACGATGATGTCCAGTTTCCGTGTCTTGAGTGCAATGGGAGAATTCAACTTACTTGCGTTAGTTTTGATACGCATTGCAGGATTCTTAAGAAGCAGGAAGAGGACGCTGGGATTATTCCTGTTGTTCATAATCAACCAACTACGCATTGAGGCGTGTGATGGTTGATTTTAAAACTATTGGATATTAAGGTAAGTATGTCGATAAATAAAAATTTCTGTTTACTCCATCGTCACGATAGCTTCAGCCTTCTCGATGGGTACGGATTGCCAGAAGACTGTGCAAAGTATGCAAGCGAACGGGGGTTTCAATTCCTTGGAATTTCCAACCACGGGACTGTGGAAGGTTTGGTCAAACATCAACGAGCTTGCGAGAAATATGGGATTACACCGATTGCAGGGGTGGAGATGTACTGTGTCCCTGATCCAGAAATAAAAAATAAAGACGAAAAACGGGGCCATTTGACTATATGGATTAAGGATACCCGTGGATTTTCTAATGTCTTAAAAATGCTTTCACAAGCAAATCTCCATTACTTTTACAGACGACCAAGGATTGGCTATCAGATGCTCTTGGATCACGCAGAAGGTCTAGTGATCGGCACAGCATGTGCCGCTTCATTCCTTAATTTAGAAGGTGGGATTGATTTCTTTAAAAAACTTCACGATAAAATTGGTGATGATCTTTATTTAGAAGTAATGCCACACCAATATCAGATAAATGAAGACCATGTAAATCTCTGTCTTGACCTGCATGAAAAATATGGAGTTAAGTTATTGGGAACTCACGACAGTCACTATATTGAGCCTAATGATTATGAGGTCCATGATATCCTTCTCTGTTGCCAGACTAAGCGGAAACTCGGCGCTTTGACATTCAAAACCTGTTCATGTGCGATAAAGATTATTTTATTAATGAATTTAAAAAGCAAGGAATTCTGACTGATCCAGAAATCAAACAAGCTATTGCATCCACCATGGAAGTTGTAGAAAAATGCAAAGACTTTAGGATTGAGCAAAAAGAAATATCTTTGCCTATTCCGCCTCAATACAAAGGTCAAGATGAAATAGAAGTATTTAATAAATTAATTAAAGATGGATTCAAACGAAGATTCAACGATGAATTAGATAATCATCCAGAATATAAGGAACAAGTAGAAAAAGAATATGAATTAATAAAAGAAAAGAATTTTATAAGGTACTTTTTAATAGTAACCGATTTGGTAGTATGGGCCAAGGAATCAGGTATTCTCGTAGGGCCAGGGCGCGGGTCTGTATCTGGCTCGACTATTGCCTTTCTCCTGAATATTACCGATATTGACCCATTAGTACATAAAACTAATTTCTCTAGGTTCTTGAATAACGGGCGTTCTAAATACAACCCACCTGATATCGATGTCGATTTCCCGGATAATAAAAGAGAAGATATTTCAAAAAGGCTCCAACTTTTATACGGAGAGAACAATATCGCAGGTGTAACGACATTTCTTCGTATTGAGGAAAAATCGGCAATTAAAGATGTTGCAAAGGTTTTTGATATTCCGTTCCAAGAAGTAAATAATTTTACGAAGAATATGATAGATCTTGAAACTTCTTTAGGAACACAGGAAGGTATTGATTTTAATAACAAATTTCCACTGGTGATAAAGTTCTCTCAAAAATTACGTGGTCAATACAGAGCATATGGACGCCATGCAGCCGCGCAGATCATTTCAAGTGAAGATTTGACTTTAGGAACAAGGGCCAACTTAGCAGAAAGAAATGGGCATTTAGTTATTGGTCTTGATATGGAAGATGCAGAGTACGCAGGGCTTTTGAAATTAGATGTACTCGGATTAAGTAATCTCACAGTCATAAATCATTGTCTGAATTTAATAGAAGAAAATAAAGGAATAAAAATTGATCTTAATAAAATACCATTAGATGATAAAAATATATTTAAACAGTTATCAAATTCAAATTGCACAGGCATCTTTCAGTTCAACACGTGGTCGATGTCTCGCCTATCTAAAGATATGGTCATTTCATCATTTCAAGAAATGGTAGCTGCCTTGGCTCTCGTGCGCCCTGGTCCTATGAATAGTGGCATCACGCAAAGATATATAAATAATAAGAAAAGTGGAACATGGGAAAAGAAGCACGAAATTTATGAAGAGATAACTAAAGAAACATATTCTGAGCTGATTTATCAGGAACAAATTCTTGAAATCTTTACTAAAATTGCAGGACTATCAGAAGAAGTCGCTGATAAAATTCGTAAAGTAATAGGAAAGAAGCGCGATAAAGAATTTTTCCTCCCCTATCTGGAACAGTTTCTTAAAGGTGTCAAAACTACTGGATATTTTACAGAACAAGAAGCATTATCGTTCTGGGATGAGTTGTTGAAATTCGCGGAATATGCTTTCTCTAAGAACCACGCAGTAGCCTACGCCAAGATAGGATACGATTGTTGTTATTTAAGGGAAAATTTTCCCTCAGAGTTCATCTGCGCCTCATTAACCCATGGTGGTGAAGCCGAAAAACCAGCCCTGCTCAAGGAAGCAACTCGTCTGGGTTTAAAGGTCTGCCCACCACTCCTCGCTTCCAGTCACGCTTCAAACTGGATAGCGGATGCTTCCAAAAAAACGCTCAGAATACCTTTCTCGGAGGTGAAGGGGTTAGGGCCAGCCGCTATAAAAACTATACAACAATACCAAGACTCCCTTAAACCGGGATTCTTCACAAAGGAGAAACCGGCATTGAAGGGGAAGCTCTTGACAATCTTAAATGACATTGGAGCTTTTAACGAAGAATCAGATCCCCCAACCCAAAATATCGATAACTATTTTCTCGACTTGGGGATTGTTTTGAACCCATTCGTGAAGTACGCCAACTTATATAATTTAATTGGCAAGAGGGAAAATATAAATCTATCCAATTGGTTAGTTGGCGATGTCATCGGGGAGAGCCATGGCAGGGAAATATCTGAATCTGGCAAAGATTCAGATTTGATGCAATGCTGTGAGTGCGAATTGAGAGGGAAATGTAAACATCCATTAGCGCCGAGAATAGGAAAATTTAATGTGGTAATAATTGGGGAAAATCCAAATCAAGATGAAATGCGTTCAAATAAGCCGTTTGATAGCCGTGACGGAAAAATTTTATGGAACTCTCTCCAGAAATACGGCTTCGAAGAATCGGACTTTCTGAAAACGCACGTAGTAAAGTGCCCGACGAAAAAGCCTCCAATGAGCATTATTAAGAAATGCAGTGAAAAGCACCTTAAAAAAGAATTAGAATCATGTAGAATAGTTCTCGCCATAGGAAATACGGCTGTTGGATTTTTCAAGGGAGACAATAAAGGAATTATTAGATTGAATGGAACCACCGAATGGAACGAAGAAAATAGCTGTTGGGTTTGCTGGGCGATCCCGCCGGGTTGGTCCACTTGGAAGCCAGAAGACTTTGAGAAACCTTTCAAACATGCTATTAAAAACTACGTCTCGTGCCTTGAGCGATGCGGTGGTTTCGTGTAATTAATTAAAAGGACACAATGCGATACTTAGGCGGAAAATCTAAAATCAGGAAACAAATTGCTACTTTTCTTGAATCAGTAAGAAAAGATAACCAGACATACTACGAACCATTCTGCGGGGGGGGGTGGGTTTTACAAGAGATTAAAGGTAAAAGATTTGCTAGTGACGGGAACAAATCTTTAATCTCTATGTATCAAGCATTACAAGATGGCTGGATACCGCCTGATTTTGTAACGGAAGAAGAATACAAACACTACCAGAAAAATAAACCAGAAGATGACCCTATGACAGCGTTCTGTGGATTCGGTTGTTCATTCGCAGGTAAATGGTTCGGCGGTTACGCTAGGTCAGACGGCAAAACTTGTTATGCTGGCACCACGCAAAGAAGTTTACTAAAACAACTACCCTTAATAAAAGATGTTGACTTTTTCTGGGATATGTACGATAATGTTGATCCAGAGGGAATGTTGATTTATTGCGATCCTCCATACCAAAATACAACTAATTATGGAGCGTTCAGCGGATTTGATCATAATAAATTCTGGAATGTAATGCGAGAATGGTCGAAGAATAATGCCGTTGTAATTAGTGAATATGAAGCACCGGATGATTTTGAATGCGTAAAAGAAATGCAATCGCAAATGGGGTTATCGGTTGGCGATAGTAAAACAAGGCCAAAGAGAACAGAAAAATTATTTATGATAAGGTGAATAATGAAACTCCTAAAAAGAATTAAATGTTTCTTCATTGGTCACAAATGGTCAAGCCCGATTGAAAGATTCTATAACATTGGATTTTATGATCAAGAAAATTGGCTTGAATATACCTGCCTTAAATGCGGTAAAATCAAAACTGAAGATGTGGAATAATATGGAGCGAATAGGAAAAATTTTTTGCGATGAAAAAGTTATTAGTGAAGGGCATATCCCAGACTTCTTTAACAGGATTAAGTTTACCCCAGTTGGTGTAGAATATCTTAAATCCGTAGGTATTTATGAATACATTGGGTATTCTCCATATTTTGAACCAATCCCAGACGAGTCTCCGGCATTAGAATATAAAATTATATTCACTAAACATTATATCAGTCAATGTAGTAATGATTCTGATATATCAGTTAGAGTAGAACCTCGTGAGGGACTATAATGCAAGACTTAATCTTTAGACTAAGAAAGCGAGCAGAAATCAGGCGGTCAATCACGACACGGAAATCCGTTCAAAATAATGAGCCTGACAGGATCTCCGATTTATTGGAGGAGTCCGCAGACTGTATTGAAAGTTTAATTAAAGGGGATACTAATGAAAAATCTAACTAATTTTATTAAAATAAAAAATACCTATAATTATAGAACTTTTGATTATACTCCATTTGTTTATTTTGATACTGTCAAAACAGGGAAAAATTTCCCTTGTGGATTTGGAGAAAGAGAAGAATACATTATTAAAGGGGAAATAAGAACACAATTTTGGGCAAACAGACAAGAGTATCCATATGCTAAAGAAGCGGCTGTTAAAAATATGCTTCACCATTTTTATGGAGAAATCATCCAGGAATTGTATAAAATAAGGCACGCTTCGTTATCTGGAGATATCAGAGTAGTAGTTGATATTTGTAATAAGATGGTATATGATTTAATGCAAATTAATGAGGAATAATATGGCTCTTGTAACTACTTTTATCTGTAAAGAATGCCACGAAACAAAAGATGAATGTGTCACGGGGTTAGGAATTAATCAAGTCTGCAATTCCTGCCGAGCCAAAATTGCACAAAATAAACGGGCGCAACACTTATTAGGTTTAAAATCCTTGACAATCGAAGAGAGAATTAGTATTATAGAAGCATGGATATACGATTTTAAACCAGGCCAGAATTTTAATGATATTAAATATGGGTGAAGGTTAATAGCTCGAAATAAGACCATTAAGGCGTAATTATTAAGTTAATAGTTCAATATAAGACTGTTATGATGAACTATTACCGGCAACCCAACCAAGATTAACCACTACAACTACCAGACATAATTAAATAAACATCGGCAGGAGGATCGGCATGAAAATTAACTGGAATGATATCGTAACAGTTAAGCCAACTGAATACGGTTGGTGGCTATTGAAAAAATATTACTCTGATTTGAATATGGAAGTTCCAAGCTATATTAAAATTGAGGATCAAGGCACGCTCACTAAGGAACTTTGGGAGGTTGCACATATTTTCGGGGATAGTCTTTGCTATGGGTGCAATATGCCTTTCACTAGCACATATATGACGATTGTTAAAACTTGAGGACGATAATGCAAACACACGAAATTATAAATATACTCCAAAATGAGCCTTCTACCAACAAGAAGATCGAAATTCTTAAACAGAATAAAGACAACAAAGAATTAAACGAGTTCTTTAGGTTGGCTCTTTCACCAGAAGTCATATTTGGGATTAAGAAAATTCCTGAATACCAGCACGAAGAAGACCAATCATTGCAATGGGCGATGTATAGTTTATCTTCTTTATCAGACAGAACCTATACAGGCAATACTGGAATTGAGTATCTCCAACAGGTGTTGTCTTGTGTCTCCCCTGAAAATGCTGACCTTATTGAGCGGATTATCAAGAAAGACCCTAATTGTGGATGTGATTATAAGAGCATCAATAAAATGACTCCAAATCTAATTAAAACTTTTCCAGTAGCTTTGTGCGAAAGGAATTCAGAAAAGAGCCGAAAACATATTACCCCTCCATTTTTTGTCCAGTGCAAGGAAGATTCAATACGGATCAATGCAATCGTTAAAGATGGTGAAGTCCAATACCGAACCAGGAACGGAAAAGAAATCGACCTTTTAGATAATTTAGTTCAAGATTTTCTGAAATTGGCCGATGGGATGAATGTGGTTTTTGATGGGGAAGCAATTTGCATTGATAAAGATGTTCTGCTCCCGAGAAAAGTCAGTGCTGGGATTCTTAATAAGGCGATCAAAAATACCATCACCGATGAAGAAGCGAAACTGGTTCATGTTGTTCTGTGGGACATGATCCCTTATGATGATTTTATTAATGAGAAATGCCTGTATCCTTACAATTATAGGTTTTCTGAATTAGAAGAAAGAGTCACAGGTTTCGATAAAATTCATCTTGTCGATAATTACACCGTCAATTCTTGGGATGAAGCCACTGTTATATTTAATCGATATTTAAGTATGGGACGCGAGGGTGTTATTGTAAAAGATAAAAATGGTATCTGGGAGAATAAACGTCTAAAAACTCAAATAAAATTAAAGGCTGAACTTTCCGCAGATTTAGAATGTATTGGGGTAGAGCCACATTCTAAAAATCCTAATATGATTGGCTCGTTAGTCCTGGTGACATCGTGCGGTGGGCTAAAGACGAATTGTGGAAGTGGACTAACGGATGCTGATAGATTAAAAGACCCCAGTGAATATCTCAATAAGGTTATTGAAGTAAAATACAATGAAATTATAAGTAAGGAAAACGACCCAATTAAATCGTTGTTCCTGCCGATTTTTACTTGTGTTAGGGTAGATAAAGATTTTGCTAATTCCCTTAAGGAACTAAAATGAACGATAATCTACAAAAAATCATGATAGACATATGGATAGATTGGCATGATGGACACGGATCAGGATATATTTCAGGGGTTAATCCATTGTTCAGTAAAGGCTTCAAAGAAGCCTGTGATTACTTTCTGCCTCTACTCCAGCAAGCACTCCCTTACGTCGAAGCGACAGCAGGGGCAAGCCATTTAACCGATGGCTTCCGTAGACAACCAGAAAACGAACATGATATTTTAGTAAAGAAAATTAAGGAATGTTTGGATTGATCACGATTATAGCTGGCAGTCGGGCGATTAGTGATTATAGTATTCTCTTACAGGCTGTTCTCGATGCGCCATTTGACATTTCAGAAGTAGTATCAGGTGGTGCAAGAGGTGCAGGGAATTGGAATTATTCTGCTAAATATATAAAATAAAGTTAAAGTATTTCTTACATTATGCCGATAAGGTACTAAAGGAGGATTAAATGGATTATTTAGAATTGGACAAAATTAGGGTTAAAATGGGTTGGAGTAAGAGAGAATTGGCAAAACGACTTGGCGTAGGGGAACGCACAATTCATGGATACATTAGAAACGAGAAAGAGATTCCTGTACCAGTAGCAAAGTTACTTAAGATCTACAGTGGAGGATATGTAGAAAAGGAGGAATAGTGGGGAATAGAATTGAAATTAATCCTGGCGATATTTATGGCAGGTTGACAATAATTAAAGAAGTTGAACAAAATAAATGGGGTCGTAGACAAGTAGAGGCAATTTGCTCTCATGATGGAAACATTAGAACTTATCTTTTAAACTCGCTGAGAATTGGCGTTACTACATCTTGTGGGTGTTATAAATCAGAAATACAAATTAATAAAAGAGAAGATGTAATTGGTAAGACATATGGTAGATTAACTGTTATTGAGGATTTGGGCGTAAATTCTTACTATAAAAGAAAGGTATCGGCTCAATGCTCCTGCGATGAGAATATAAAAGAATATGCGTTAGGAAGTCTAAAGAAAGGAGATACAAATTCTTGTGGGTGCTATAAATCAGAGGTGCAAAAAGAAAGATGTACTTTTAAAAAGAAAGACTTCGAAGAAAAGCATCCATTCTTTTGCAAAGTTGAAGAGATAATGGACGATCCAAATGGTTACGGTATTTTAGTTAAATGCAAGAAGTGTGACAAATGGCTCCCACCAACAAACAGTCAATTATATGATAGAATATCTTCCATAGAGAAGCCAATTGGGCTTGTGCAAAATTATTTCTATTGTTCAGGAGAATGCAAACATAATTGTTCGTTATATAATTTAAAATCTGATCCATTTGAAAAGAAAGACAACTCTAATCAACCTACACAATATGAACTATATATTTGGTCGGATAAATGCTTTCAGAACCAAAGAGATGAAATTGGGACAAATCGTTGTGAAATCTGTGATAAGGAAAAAATCCCAGAAAATCCACTAGCCGCCCATCACATCGAACCCAAGAAACTGATGCCAGGTTACGCACTGGACCCAGTAAATGGGATTATATTATGCAGAGAATGTCCTTTTGAATATGGACACAAAGACGAATGTAGCACAGGTAGATTAGCTAAATTAAAATGTAAGGATAACCCAAATGAACCTTAACCCGTCTGAAGATATTAAAATAAATAAATTCAGCCTTGACGAAGAGGCAGCTAATATGTCACACTTGATTTTCTTATATGATCAAGAATGGCATAATCATTCAAGAACAGTTAACCACCTTGAAGCTCAAGTTAAGAATTTAGAGGATTCTTTAAAGGTTTTTAGGCTTCAGCAATTTGCTCGGATTAAGAAAGACCCGACTATTGGAGGATTTGATAAAGCATTAACCGATAAAGCAGCGGAGGCATACACTTATGATCTGCCTGAATATATTGAAATGTTTAATGAATTAAAAAACAAAAGAGAAGAATATGCAGATGCTAAAACAAATGCCGATCTTTTTTTAAATTTTCATTACCAGCTACTTGACAAAAGTAAGCAAATCGACTTACTTTACAAAATGTTCGCAGCACAGTATTTCACAACTAAAAATTCAGGAGGGTCTGATGGGAAAGAAGAACAAAATGTAACACAGGAATTGAATCTTAAATTGAGAAGGAGGACTTTAAAAAATTGACAGAAGCACTTTCATTATTTGGACTCTGGGCATTGGCGGGAATTATCGTTTTAGGTGTAATTCCATTTATTTTTAAAATAATTATCAAGTATTACTACACAACGAAATATGCTATCTATTTTAATCAAAAATTGGTTTACGATTCAATCAGCAATCAATTAAAATCAGGCAAAACACTAACTGATCTTATTACTGGCGCAGCTAACGTATCTAACACAAACACACAGGAGACTCAAAATGGAAAATCTTAATGAGATGTTGGTAAAGATTCAGGACGAAATGGCTATTTTTAATAGTGAAGCGACTAAGCGGGCAGAGAAAGGTAACATGGCATCCGGGGCACGGAGTCGGAAGAGTAGCCTTGCTATTGCTTCAATGTTTAAGGAATGGCGGAAGGCTTCTGTTCAGAAGGACTAATTATGAAAATGGATCAAATGGAAATGGCATATTTTAAATTATCATATCAAATTGAACATCAACAAAGTAACTAATTAAGGGAGAATAAGAATGGCAATTGATCGAAAAGCAATGAAGAATCAACTACAGAAACGCCTTGAGGAGCAGAACAAGGCAAAGGACCGTGGTTTGAACGACTACGAATCCTATTTCAATGTTCCAGAAGGGGTCAACCAGTGGATTATCAAGCCCCAGCCTGAACCTGGCCTTGAGATCGGGTTTGATATTATTCCATTTATTGCAGGGGATAATTATCCTACCAATGGTTATAATATTAATGAAGGTGATTTGACTTACCTTCTTGATATTTGGGTTCACCGAGGAGTAGGTGCCTGTAAGAAGCCGGTAGTATGCCCATTGAAGAACTACAGCCAGCCTTGTCCTGTATGTGAGAAGCGTATTGAAGTTCTGGCAGAAGCAGGTAGTATGGAAGCTGCTGAATATAATAAATTCAAGAAAGAACATTCTGAACTATGGCCTTCTCGCCGAGTAATTTATAATGCTATTTCCCGGAGTGATGAGAAGGAAGAAAAGAAGGGTATTCAGATTCTTGAGAACGCTCACTTCTTCTTTGAAAAGAAATTGCAGGAAGTGGCAAAACGCCCCAGAGGTGGTGGTTTGATTGCTTATCCTGATCCAGATGAGGGGAAAACGATTTGGATGAACCTAAAGAAACTCCCTAATGATAACTGGGAAGTGTCACCTCCTACTTTCGAGGACAGGAAGTACGTTATTTCGGATGAGGAAATTGAAACAGCACAGCAGCTTGACCAGTTGATTACTCTTCACTCTTACGAAGAAATTCAACTAATTATGGGAGCGGCTAAGAAGCCACATGTCACCGATAGCCAGCCGATGGAAAATGATGTCCCTCTGGTAAGTCGGCGCAGCCCTAAGCCGGTACAGGAAGATAAAGGAGTAAATACTAATACTGGAGAAATTACTTGCCCGATTGATGCTGATTTCGGTGACGATTATGACAAGTATGAGGAATGTGATAAATGTAAAGTCAAGATGTATTGTAAGGACGTTGCGGAAAGCGCGAATGAGTTGGAGCCGGAACCTGAGCCGGAGCCGGAGGTAGAAGAGGAGGAAGTAGAAGTACAGGAGGCTCCTAAACGTAGGCGCACACTGAAAGAGTAATTGGAATTTGGATGGGTAAACCCGTAACGGGCAGCGGGTTGGCCTGTAAAGCCAAGGGAGAAATCCCCAGGAGGTTCGAGTCCTCTACCATCCACCAAATTTAAAATCACGGGAGCTGGGTTAGGTTCAGCGTTAATCAAACAGGTTGAAGTACCAGAGTTCGAATCTCTGCCGTGATCCAATTTTAAAACTTATGACTGGTGGCGGAATAGGCAGACGCTGAAAGTCCATATGGGCAAACGACATAGTTAATTAGCAACAGTGGTTAATAAGAGGATGTCGGTATTACAAGGTTTAAATCCTGTCCAGTCATATTACTTAAACAAAGGAAAATGAAATGAGAGAACATAAATTTAACAATGGAGACTTGTTGCGAGATAATGTAACAGGAGTAGAAGGGATTGTTATGGTGGTCGCACAGTATGCCACTGGCTGTTTGCATTATGGCATTCAGCAGCAAAGACTAAACACAGATGGTTCTATCCCTGCGTGGGAATGGATTGATGAAAGTAGGTTGCAATTAGTGAAGGGAGAAGCTGTGTTATTTAATATCAATAAATCATTTACCAGTGGCCCTTCGCCTTCTGGACCTCAAATGTAATCTAACCAACAAAAGGAAACAAAATGGAACAAATTAAAAACTGCCTCCACCAGATGGTGCAAGCTATCGAGACTCTTGAACTGGCTAAAGAAGATTGCAAAATTGTAGTTGATGCTGCTTATGATACACTAATGCAGAACGACCAGAACGCTAAAGTAAATAATATTGATAAGAAGGTATTAGTGAAGATTGCAAAGAGTGTAGCAACTAATAAGATTACTGACCTTGGTGAAGAGAATGACCAGATTGGGTTAATCTTACAGGAGGCGCTTGGGATGACGCTTGGAGGATCTGATGAATCGGCAGCGTAAAGAAGAAGAAACCTCTGAAGAGTACCGCTTGAACCTAAGAGCGGAAGCGGCTTATACTAAGCACTACCTAAAAGGCAAACGCTTCTGGAATAGTGAAAAGAAAGGCGTTTATATTAAGAAGGAGAGTTGAAGTGAATACTGTTACAATAAATAGTGACCGATATGATGAACTCCTTCATTCTGAATCAATGCTGGATGCCTTAATGGAATATGGCGTAGATAGCTGGGAAGGATACGAGGACGCAATGGATAGCATTAGAGAGGAGGAATAAATGGCTGGGAGACCGAAGAAAGTATCTGATGAATTAGCTGATAAGATTAAGGATAGTATCGATGCGCCTGTTGAGATTGAAGAGGTGGAGGGTGTTGATCCTGATCGTCTTATACCTACAGGCGTTACGCTTCTAAATCTTGCGTGTTCAGGCACAGCCTACGGCGGGCTAGGAATGGGCAAGATCAACACTATCCCTGGTGGTTCAAGTTCCGGCAAGACATTTCTTGGATTAAACATTTTGGCGGCGATTGCAAATGATCCAAAATTTGACGAATACAAAATTATTTATGACGATGCCGAGCACGCATTGGAGATAAATATTCCTAAATTATTTGGGAAAAAATTATCAAATAGGATAATCTCCCCAAAGGTAACTAAGGACGGGGATCAAATTAATTCAGAAACTATTCAAGAATTCAAAAATAATATTTTAGCTCACCTCGATAAGGGGAAACCGTTTATTTGGCTACTTGATTCACTAGACGCATTGGCAAGTGACCAAGAAATTGAATCAGAATATAAAGAAGCATTACGGGCGGCTAAATCTGAAGAACATGTTAAAGCCCTTAAAGATGGCTACCATTTAGAAAAGGCAAAAATAATCGGACAAGTTCTTCGGATGATTTCTGGGGATATTAAGCATACTGGGTCTTCAATTAATATCATTCAACAAACAAGGGAAAACATTAATGCTGGCCCGTTTTCTAAAAAAGAAAAAACCAGCGGAGGATCTGGGCCTTTCTTTTATTCTTCACATTGCTTGTGGTGCGCAAAAATTAAAGCCCATAAGGATGCTAAATTTAATTGGGAAATTGGCCAAAAAACAAAAATATCCGTAACGAAGAATAAATTAACGGGTAATAAGCGGTCTATTGAATTTGATTTATTCAATGATACCGGCATAGATGACGTAGGTAGCAGCATTGATTTCCTTTTGCAATACGATTTTTGGAAAAAATCAGGCCAAACAATTAATGCCGTTGAATTAGAATTAACAGGGACGAGAAGTAAACTAATTGAATATATTGAAGCGAATAATCTTGAGTCTGAATTAGTCGCTGTGACTGAAACAGCATGGAATCAGATTGAGGAGTCTTTAAAATCCACCAGAAAGAAACGGTTTGAATAAATGGGATTAATTAAACGTGGATCGGAAAATTATCCATTATATCAAAAATGGATTGATATTAAAAGAAGATGTTTAAACGAATCCGCAACTAACTATAAGGATTATGGGGGAGAGGTATAACAGTTTGTAAAGAGTGGGAAAATAGTCTTGAAAAGTTTATCGATTGGTGCATCAGTAACGGATGGGAGGAAGGCTTAGAAATCGATAGGATGAATAACAACGGTAATTATGAACCTGATAATTGTAGGTTTCTTTCTCATCAAGACAATATGATTAATCAGAGGCTTATGAGGGAGAATAATACATCTGGATACAGGGGTGTTTCTATTCATCCTCAAAACAAAAATTATAAAATTAAAATAACATACAAGAAAGAAACACTGTTAGAAAAATCAGGCTTCTCCACCGCCAAACAAGCAGCAATAGCACGAGATATATTTTGTATTAAAAACAACATCCCATTACCCCTTAACTTTCCAGAATTACAATTTAATCAGGCTATCTAATGAAAAAGGTAATCCTAGTAGACACCAGTACATTATTTTACCAGCTCGTGTTCTCAATGCCCGACCTCTCAACGTCCGACCAAGAAACTCACATTATTTTTGGGTTCATTAGAAAAGTTCTTTCTCTTTCTAAAACATTCAACACCAGCAATTTTGTATTCGTCTTTGATTCTAAACACAGTAAACGCAAAGAGATGTTTCCTGATTATAAAAAGAAGCGTAATGATAAGGTTAAAGAGAAAACGCCACAAGAACAAGCAATGTTTAAACTGGCCTTTGAGCAATTCAATCATTTGAAAACGGACGTATTACCTTCTCTTGGGTTCAAGAATATCTTTGAAGATTACTCCTATGAATCAGACGATATTATCGCTGACCTTTGTTTCGCTTATGGGGGGCAATGTGAGATTATTGTAATTTCTACAGACGAAGATTACTACCAGCTACTTGATAACTGTAGTATGTACAACATGAAAGAGAAAACTTTTTATACTAAAAGTGATTTTGTCAAAGAATATGGCATCACCCCAGATCAATGGGTTCAAGTAAAAAGTTACGGAGGGTGCCTTTCAGATTCTGTACCTAGCATTACAGGTGGCTATCCAGTGGGATCTGCTTTAAAATATGTAAAAGGAGAATTGCCTAGTCACTGGAAAATTTATAAGCAATTCACCTCCAAAGAAGGGAAGGTTATTTTCGACAGAAATTTCCCACTTGTATCACTTCCATTAGATGGCGTAAAAGAATTTGATATTGACTTCAAGGAGAATTTTGTGTATAGTGCCTTTACTGAAATGTGCGAGAAGTACGAATTCAGATCATTAATGAAAGACGACACTTTAAAGTTATGGTCTAATAATTTTGTAAAGGATAAATAAGTTAATTAAGGAGAATTAGTATGTGTTTTTGTGGTTGGAACCCAAATAGACCATATTGCAGTAGCGAAATATGCCAGAATGAAATAGCAAAAAATAGGAAAGAAGAGCCCATCTTCCAGACATTCCCGAGATTTATTTACGGCTGGATTTGTCCAAGGTGTCAAAGAGTCCATTCACCAAATACAGTAACTTGCCAATGCAATAATTAAGGATACTATGATTTCAATTTCATGTTTAGATCCAGAAACGAAAAAGGCTTGCGAAATACATTGTAAGAGTTATGACCAGATTGTTCTAAAATTAGAAAGAGGAGAAGGTAAGAAGAAAGATAAATATTGGGTACTTTTGGTTCAAGAGGGAAAATGGTATGCTATTCCCTTTGAAGAATACAATACCCATTTAGAAGAAGCTGAGATTGAAGATGGTGCTTGTGACATGGATATTGAATTAGAAGAAACATCTGGAAGTGAAGAAAAGCCAGCATGTTCTTTAATCCCAAAATGGATGACGATATCCGATTGGCAAGGGACTAAGTACCCTAATTTATCCCCAAAAGAATGGGCAATCGCCCTTAGCGCATGGAATTCAGCTAGAGAGTTTGAAGAATTTGAAGAGTCAGGAGAAAATAATGGAGATTAAAGAATTTTTAGATAAGAAAGAAGAATTAGAAATTGATATTTTGAAAGCGGTTTCTGGAATTGTTTCTAAGTTTAAAAAAGAAACCGGATACACACCTTATGCTATATCTGTAGATATTGGAGAAGTAACTGTTTATGAAGACGTATGTAAAAAATTTGCACCTAAAAACGTAACATGTAATTTTGATATCATATGAAAGAAAAATTAGTACTTCTTAAACAGTCCGAACTATCAGAATGGAGAAAGAAGAAGCACGAAGAACAAAATGGGATTTGCCCGGTGTTGGGGGTTTATGTCCCATTAGAGAACTGTGTAGCCGACCACCAGCACCGTACAAAGTCACAAGTCATCGGGGAAAATAACGGCGGAATTCTGCGCGGTTGCATCAGTGCTATCGCCAATTCTTGGGAGGGAAAAGTAGTAAATAGCTTCAGAAGGATGGGATTGCACAAATACAATATTCCTATCTGGACTATTCTCAGGAACCTTGCTGACTATTTAGAATTTTCAAGGACTAACTTTATTCATCCTTCTGAAAAGGCGAGACCTAAGAAGATAACTAAAACATGCTATAACACATTAGTTAAAATTATTAAGTTGAAAAATAAAAAAGAGAAAATCCCCCCGTATCCTCGGTCGGGGAAACTGACTGTTAAATTAGCTGGGCTGTTTGAAAGGTACAATATAGAAGTTAAATACTATGCGGAAAAATAAATGAAGAATATAGCATTAATTGACTTTGATTCTAAAATACCAAATTTAGCTTTAATGAAATTATCAACTCATTTTAAAGAACAGGGAGATAATGTTAATTTAATAAGGTCTGAATATAGTGCGTATTCTAAGAAAAAGAAGCAATTGGTATTTGATGCTACCAATTACGATGAAGTACATGCTTCAGTTATCTTCACTTCTAATAAAGGATTATTAAAGGTCGTTAACTGCAACAACGTCGTGTTGGGGGGGGACAGGTGAAGACATTAATAAGGAACTGCCGAAAGAGATAGATAGCCTCTCCCCTGATTATTCAATATATCCAGAAAACGATAAATCATTTGGGTTCATTACAAGAGGATGTATCAGGAATTGTTATTTTTGCTTTGTCCCAAAGAAAGAAGGGAAGATCAGAGAATATTCGACAGTTGATGAGATTGTGAAGCATAAGAAAGTTATATTTATGGATAACAATATCTTAGGTTGGCATAAACACAAGGATATATTTAAACAGATTTTAGATAAAGATATTAAATTAACTTTTAATCAAGGTCTTGACATTAGGCTGATTAATGATAATAATGCTTATTTACTGTCATTAATGGATTATATGGGTGAATATATCTTTGCTTTTGACGATATAAAAAATAAAGATATTATAGAAGAAAAGTATCAAATAGTTAAGAAGTATATTAAACGTGAATGGGGAACGAAATTTTACGTTTATTGTCATCCAGATATGCACCCATCAGCAATTAGGCAAAGAGTCGATTGGTGTAAAGATAATAAGGCATTGCCGTATATTATGAGAGACTTTTCGTGCTACACTAATGATAACTCTAATTTTTATACAGATATAGCATCATGGTGTAATCAGCCGGGTTTATTTAAGAACATGCCATTTGAAGATTTTCTAAATAAAAGAACTAAAAACCAAAACAGAATTAATCAAACATTGTCCATGTGGAATAACCAATGCACTTAAACAAAATTGAAATAGAAAACTTTCAGAACCACAAGAAAACAGAAATAGAATTATGCCCCGGAGTTAATATCATCGCGGGATCGAGTGATTCTGGCAAGACTGCAATCTTACGGGCGTTGAACCTTGTCTTAACCAACAGGCCCAGTGGTTTTCCATATAAGCCGTGGCGGGCAGGTAAAAAAGACGTTACCGAATGCAAGCTGTCTTTTTCTGATGGCACTGTTACACGGCGTAAATCAGATACGATTGACGAGTACATTCTTAATGTTGATGGACAAGACAGTCAGGAATTCAAAACACTCAACAGGCAAATTCCTGACGAGGTAAATGGCTTTATTAATTTAAGTGACTACAATTTTTCTCGGCAACACGATCCTCATTTTTTCATTTCTGGCAGTTCTGCTGACAGGGCCAAGACCCTTAATAAAATTTCCGGCCTCGAAATCATCGACTCGTCCCTATCTAAAGTCAACACAATCATCAGAGAGAACAAATCAGACAATGATAAAGTAACTAAAGATATTAAAGAGACACAAGATAAAATAAACAAAATTCAATTCATCAACGAAGCGGATACTGTTCTTGTTCAGGCAGAAGAAGCGTTCACTAATTATGAACACGCAAATAAAATGAACACGATCCTTGAAAAATATATATTAGGGTTGACAGAAGTACAAGAAGTGATTAATAAGAATGAAGTGTTCCTGAATTGCAAATCCACTTTCCTTGAACTGAAAGAAAAGATTAATCTATTTAATAATACAAAACAGCAAATCCAGTTTTACGAAAAGTACGTTAATAGTTTAACTGAAATTGAAGAAGTAGTTAATGATAATTATAGTTTCC